TAGATATTTTTAAGAAAAAGTAATTTGACTTAATCATACATCGGGGGAAAAAATGGGGGACAATAAACCCAAGAACCCGCTTGACGTGTTCTGGGAACAACTAGGAGACAAGGAGAAAAAACATGTCAGAAGCTACAGATCCAGTAAACGTGATCTACAAAATAAAAAGGAGCATGCAAGCTCAGATGGACACTCTCGTCCAAACCCTCGCAAACGGAGGGATTGACACAATGGAAGAATACAAATATATAATAGGTAAGATCCACGCGATCGATACAATAAATCAGGAACTCTCTAACCTGCTAGAACCAAAGGAGCCAAATAACGATGACAACATCACACGCATTAGAAGCTAAATACGAAAAACAAGACCAAGAAGCCACAGAAGAACCAAGCAAAACAAATTTAGAAAAATTACCAAACCCTACAGGTTGGCGTATTTTGATTATGCCTTTTAGGGTTAAAGAAAAAAGTGAAGGTGGAATTATTATTGCACAAGAAACACTAGACAGAGCAAGGTCAGCTGTACAGGTTGGTTATGTTTTAAAAATGGGTCCGCTTTGTTATGCAGACAAAGATAGATATCCAACAGGTCCGTGGTGCAAGGAAAAAGATTGGGTGATTTTTGCAAGATATGCAGGATCACGAATGGAGATTGATGGTGGTGAAATAAGAATGTTAAACGATGATGAGATACTTGGAACAATAGATGATCCAAAAGATCTTATTCACGCAATGTAATCATAGAGGAGGACACTATGCAAGACGAAGAAATGAAAATAGACGTTGGTGAAACAGACGAACAAGAACAGGAAATTGATCTTGACGCTGCGCCACAAGAAGAACAACCGGAAGAAAAACCGGAGGTAGAGGTTACCGATAAACCTGCTGCTGAACCTGTTAAAGCCGAAGAGGCTACAGAACAGACATCAGAAATGGAAAATTATAGCAAGGGTGTAAAAGCCAGAATAGCTTCACTTACTAAAAAAATGAGAGAAGCTGAAAGACAAAGAGAAGAAGCTATAACTTTTGCAAAAAGTCAACAAGCAGAAGTTGAGAGAATGAAAAAGAAATATAGTTCTCTTGATGAAAACTATACAAATGAATTTGAAAAAAGAGTCACCACAAACGTAGAGGCGGCAAAGGCAAAACTAGCCCAAGCTATCGCTACAGGTAACATTGATGATCAAGTTGCTGCTCAAACAGAGATTGCAACACTCGCTATGGAAGCCAATAGATTGGGTAAACTTAAAGAACTTCAGGAGGAAAAAACAGTTGAGCAACCTGCTCAACCTAAAGTGGCTCCTCCACCAGTTGTACCACCACCTGACCCAAAAGCAGACGCTTGGGCTCAGAAAAACACTTGGTTTGGTGTAGATAATGCAATGACATACACCGCTTTTGATATTCACAAGAAACTTGTAGAAGAAGAGGGGTTTGACCCTGCTTCTGACGAATATTATACGGAAGTCGATAAACGAATAAGACTTGAATTCCCGCATAAATTTGATACAAATAGTGAATCGACGGCTGAACAACCTGTTCAGAACGTTGCAAGTGCAAAACGTCCGGCCACAAAGGGACGCAGAAAAACTGTGAAGCTCACGCCCTCACAGGTAGCTATTTCTAAACGACTAGGCGTGCCACTCGAAGAATATGCGAAACAATTAATCGCGAAGGAGGTATAGCATATGGAAAACGATAAAATGAAAACCACTCGCGCGAGTCAAACTAGGGCAAAAACAGAAAAGCCAAAGGTTTGGACTCCCCCATCATCACTAGATGCACCGCCTGCACCAGACGGGTACAGACACAGATGGATACGAGCTGAGTCAATGGGATCGGATGATTCCAAAAACGTAACAGGTAAGTTGAGATCTGGTTGGGAATTTGTCAGAGCTGATGAATATCCAAACGAAAGTTATCCGTCAATAACTTCAGGTAAGTATGAAGGTGTCATAGGAGTTGGTGGCCTTGTGCTGGCAAGGATACCCGAAGAGCTCGCAAAGCAACGTGAAGCGTATTATAAACAAATGACGCAAGATCGTAATGATGCTTTAGAAAACGATGTCTTGAAGGAACAGCACCCAAGTATGCCGATCAATCAAGAGAGGCAGACTCGTGTAACTTTTGGTGGTACTAAGAAATAGTATTTACATATTTCAGCCACCTATTTAACCAATAACCTTTAAGGAGGGTAAAACATATGGCAAATTTAGACGCGCCAAGCGGGTTTAATCCTATTGGGAAAATGGGTAGTGGTGCTCCACAAAAAATGAATGAATATGACGCAGCAGGAGGCTACGCTACAAAAATTTATCAAGGCGATTTAGTAAAACTAAACGCAGGTAATGTAGAGCGTGGTGCTGCTAACGACACAGCTTTCATAGGTGTTTTTTGGGGTGCAACTTTCGATGATTCCGACGGAAAACCTAAATTCATCAACAACCGTCCTGCCTCACAAGCGGCAAAAGTGTTTGTATATGATGATCCATACCAAGTATTCGAAATACAAGGTGACGGAGCATCTACTCAATCTAACATTGGGAACACTACAGACATCAATGCAGGTGGAGGTAACGACACAACTGGTACTTCATTAATGGAAGCAGCCTCAGGAAGCTTTGGAGCGGGTAACGTTAACATTCGTGTTATCGGAATCTCTCAAAAGGAAGGCCGCAACACTGTTGGTACAGGCGGAGCAAACGCACTGTACAACGTTTTAATTAATGAACACTTGTACAAATAATAGCAGGAGGACATAAATAATGGCTATATCAAGACAACAACTAGCAAAAGAGCTAGAGCCAGGTCTGAACGCATTGTTTGGACTTGAGTACAAAAACTATGAAAACCAACACGCAGAAATCTTTGATACAGAAAACAGTGACAGAGCTTTTGAAGAAGAAGTAATGTTATCTGGTTTTGACAAAGCTGCTGTTAAGTCAGAAGGATCTGGCGTGGTTTACGATAGCGCGCAGGAAACTTTCACTGCAAGATATCAACACGAGACAATTGCTCTCGCGTTCGCAATCACTGAAGAAGCGATTGAAGATAACTTGTATGACAAGATTTCTACTCGTTATACTAAAGCACTAGCAAGATCCATGGCTCAAACGAAGCAAGTTAAAGCTGCTGCAGTATTGAACAACGCGTTCGATTCAACTGCACAAGCTGGTGGTGACGGAGCATCTCTATGTTCTGGACAAACTGCCAACAGAGCAGCTGGTCACCCGACTGTTGCTGGAAATTTTGTTAACGAATTGTTAGTATCTGCTGACCTTTCTGAAACATCTATCGAGCAATCGTTGATTGACATTGGCAAGCTTACTGATGAGCGTGGCTTAAAAATTGCTGCTAGAGGTATGAAACTAATTATACCTTCTGAGCTACAATTCACAGCTGAGCGAATCATGAAATCTGCTCAAAGAGTTGGAACAGCTGATAATGATACTAATGCAATCGCATCTATGGGAATGATACCACAAGGATACGTGGTAAATAACTTCCTATCTGATCCAGATGCATTCTTCATTAAGACTGATGTTCCTAACGGACTTAAGCATATGGTTCGTGCGCCAATCAAAACTGCTCTTGAGGGCGATTTTGAAACTGGTAACGTTAGATATAAAGCTAGGGAAAGATACAGCTTCGGCTTCTCTGATCCTAGAGGTATCTTCGGATCTCCAGGCGCATAAGCGTAAGGTTATAAACCTATTAAGAGGGCGGCTTCGGCCGCCCTTTTTATTTGCAATCATAAAATTAAAAGCGTATATTCAAAGAAACACAGACTTGACCAGACGGCCTCGCGACTGTGTTAAATTAACAGGAGGATAAACACATGGGTACAACTACTTTTTCAGGACCGGTCAGATCAGAGAACGGTTTCGAAGATATAACAAAAAACGCAAGCACTGGTGCTATAACTAGTAATGCTGCTTACAACAAAGCTATTAGAGGTGGCGTGCAAACATTATCAGGTGCAGGAGCTGCGGATACTGTAAACCTAATAACAGAGCTTACTACAGCCGCTGGAGCCGCTGCTGTAACTTTAGCTGATGGAACAACTTCAGGACAAATGAAAATCATTAACATGATTGTTGATGGTGGTGGAACTGCAACAGTTACTCCAACTACATTTGCAAACGGATCAACAATTGCTTTTGACGCAGTTGCTGAATCAGTAACTTTAGTTTGGAACAGTACTATTGGGTGGGTTGCTACGTCAGTAAACGGCGCAACAGTATCTTAATAAGAAATCAATGCGGGGCTTCGGCCCCGCTAATTTAGGAGGAGAATATTATGGCAGGTGGTGGATCATTTACATCGGATCAGAGAACCGCACATCTAGCAGCTGATGGACAATTAGTAACAGGACCTTGTAGAGTAACTTCTTTACAAGCAAAAGGTGGAAGTAACTGTGTTGTTAAACTTTATGACAATACTTCCGCAGCAGGTACAGTTCATGAGTTTAAGTTTGATACAGAGGGATTACAAATCTATTTTCCTGGTAGCGGTATAAAATTTAAGACAGGTGTGTTTTTAGATTTAACAACTACTGGCGGCGTTACAGTAACGTTCAACTAGGAGGTTAGATGGCAACATCAGGTACAACTACTTTTGAAAGTGGTTTCTTAATCGATGACGTCATACAGGAAGCTTACGATCGTGTAGGTGTAAAAGCTGTTAGTGGTTATCAATTGAAATCAGCAAGACGTTCTTTGAACATAATGTTTCAAGAATGGGCTAACAGAGGTTTACATTATTGGGAAATAGATAAAACCAATGTTGATCTTGTAGAGGGACAAGCAGAGTATAAATTCTTTAGAAGTTCTGATGATGGAACAAGTGCTGTGACAGCACCCACAAACGGCATATATGGTGTTGATGATATTTTAGAAGCTGCCTTAAGAGACAATAGAGCCACTACAACTCAAAGTGATTCTGCTCTTACTAAAATAAATAGATCAACTTATTCTGGGTTATCAAACAAATTATCAAAGGGCTCACCTTCACAATACTACGTCCAAAGATTTATTGATCACACTATGTTAACGGTATACCCAACACCAGACACAACAGCTGCTGCAAAACATCTAGCAATTTATTTTGTAAAAAGAATACAAGATGCAGGTGGATACAGTAATACGGCTGATGTGCCATACAGATTTGTGCCATGCATGACAGCTGGTTTGTCATACTATTTAAGTCAAAAAGAAAAACCAGAAATGGTTCAACAAATGAAAATGTTGTACGAAGATGAATTGCAAAGAGCTTTAGCTGAGGACGGCTCATCATCCAGCACTTTCATAACACCACAGGCGTATTATCCAAATGTCTAATTTTGCACAAGGCAGTAAATCAAAAGCCATATCTGATAGGAGTGGAATGGA